TCAATTTCTTTTGAATTACAATTCTGATAAATAGTTAAAACGGAGATGTCAGATGCCAAGAATTTCACTTTGGAATCCAGTAAAGGGCGCAGATTACAATTTCACTGATAGGACAATTGGTGAAAATTTCAGAATTGCTGGAGACGGTATCCTTGTACACATGTACGAGGGCCCCACTACGGATTCCGAAGGAAGCACTGATACATCACTAACTTCTATTCAGGATGTTCTATTCCTGACAAACAACAATAGAAAATATAATCCAAATGTAATTGAACTAAGAGGTCACCATCAACCACAAGACATTAACTATGATTTGTCGCAATTTGGCATCATGCTTAGTTCAGATGTTATTAGAGTAGAATTCCATTTCAATGACATGATGGACGCGCTTGGCAGAAAACTTATTGCGGGCGACGTATTAGAGTTCCCAAGCTTACGCGATGTTCCTATTTTTGACAATGCAGTTGGTATCAATCGTTATTACGTAGTCCAGGATGCTCTATTTGCCGCTCAAGGATATGGACAAAAATGGTATCCTCACATTTGGCTTGTCAGGGCGAAATTGCTCCAAGCATCTGTCGAGTATACAGAAATTCTAAATCAGGCTGCCTCCGGTCAAAACGATGGTGGAGTTGGCCAAGGCATCGGTGTAATGCCTCCGGGATTCACCGACACATCAGACAGTAATGGTAACCCAGGTACAGGATGTAACCCAAATATTACTAATTCACTTAACTTGTTCTGTAAGATTATCGGCATCACAGATCAAATTGTAGCCGAAGCCGAAAAGAATGCTTTCTTTGATCCGAAATTCTTCGAAAGTGCAAACTTGTATATCTACCTAGATGAAAAAGGTTATCCTATTATTGGAAGTAACTATTTCAGTGGTGATGGTGCTCCGCCAAATCTATCAACAGACTTGGCACAGGATATGGTTCCAGCAGGGCCACTTGTGGGTGCTGGTGTCTCCTTCCCGCCTGGTATGACTGATGGTCAATACTACCTACGTATCGACTATTATCCAGAAAGGCTATTCCAAAAACAGGGTAACTGTTTTAAGCTCATAGAGGTAGATGTTTTGAAAAACTGGACTGCATACAATCGTGTTCTAGATACATTCATTGATAACAATCGCGACACAGTGCTGTCCGACGGAACAGTCATTCCAGAGAAGCAGGCAGTTTCTCAGGTCGTCAAACAAAAGGTCGACTTGTATGCTGAGCGTAAAAAGAAAGTCACCGAAACCGAAGCTGCCCGTTCTGCTATTGCTGAACAACGTGCCAAGACAAAACCTAATTAAACAAAAAGGCTCCAATAGATGGATTTTTTCTACGATGGCCAGGTCCGCAGATACTTAGTTCAATTCATGAGAATCTTTTCTGATATCAAAATCAGAAACGGCCCAGATGCGAACGGCCTCTATACAATTCAGCGTGTACCTATTATGTACGGCGATCCTTCTGCTATGGTTGCACAATTGATTAAGGGTGCAAGTGAAAACACGTTGATGCCATCACCGATGTTTTCAGTGTGGATCGACAATATCAAGATGAACGACAAGCGTCGTCAAGACTCACAATTTGTAGGAAAAATTTCTACTGTCGAAAGGCAATTCGATGCTGAAACTCAAACATATAATTCCGAACCGGGCGTTCGCTACGACGTAGATCGTTATATGCCTGTTCCTTATGACATAACATTCAAACTCGATGTTTGGACTACAAACACCACAACCAAGTTGCAAATTTTTGAACAGATCGCAATGATTTTCAACAAATCCATTCAATTGCAACAAAACTCTAATCTACTTGATTGGACAAGTATCTTCGAAGTATGGATGGAGGATTTTGTCTGGACAAACAGAAATATTCAACAAAGCAATCTGGACGAACGCGACGTGATGAGTTTCAAATTCAAGGTCGAGGGATGGATCAATCCGCCTGCTAAAGTTAAGAAAAGTGGACTCATTGCAGAAATTGTCACACAGGTTTACAACACATCAGATATTGCAGGCATTCAGGCCTCGATTGATGCTGGCGAAGAATATGATCCATTCTCGTGCCTAAATGAAATTCCTATTCAAATTGTTACCACTGTAGGAAACTATAGTGTAGCAGTTGCTAAGGGTGCATCAGCCGATACAATTACTTTGCTGAACCCTGACGGCACAGTTTTGCCGCCGGCAAGTTGGTTCAACTTGATTCAAAAGTATGGTCAGATTACACCTAATATCACCTCGATTAGGCTAAAATTAGACCCTGACCTAGACGTCGACACATCTGACATTATCGGCACAATCGAGCAAGATCCTAACCACGAAAACGTGTTGTTCTTTACACCAGACGTGGATACTTTGCCCGCTAATACAATGTCGCCAATTTCAGCAATTATTGATCCAATCGAAGTGCAGCCGGGCAACGGGTTACCTGTTCCAGTAGCAGGTCAACGCTATCTGCTTGCATCTCATGATGCAGTTCGAGAAGAACCTGCTATTCCACCCGGTGTCCCTACCTCACCGTGGGGTTCTACAGTAGTTGCCTATGCAAATGACATTATCGAATACAATGGTGTAGATTGGGTTGTTTCGTTTGACTCAAGAAATTCTGTGGGCAAAAATTATGTTGTAAATAACTCAAACGGTACACAATACACCTTCGATGGTGTAGACTGGACATACACGTACTACGGTGTCTACGCTCCAGGTTACTGGCGTATCGACAACATAGTGAAAGCTCCAGATGGAACAACAGTCAATAATTACGAATAAAACAGGAGTAGGCACAATCTTTGTGTCTACTAAAACCCACCGAGTTTTATTAAATCTTCGCGCACCCTACAAAACACATTCACTTACATGGTCCCTGTGGGGAGGCATGATGGAGGAAAACGAACAGCCTAAGCCTGCTCTGTTAAGAGAATTGGAGGAGGAGATGGGGTTTGTACCGGATATTGAAAGGATCTATCCGTTTGACGTTTACCAAAGCAAGGACAAGCATTTCAAATACTATAGCTTTGTTTGTATTGTCGAAGAAGAATTTGTGCCTATCCTTAATAAAGAAAGTGCAGGCTATTGCTGGGTGGACCTTGGACAATGGCCTAAACCAATGCACCAAGGTGCTAAGATAAGTTTCTGTAATTTAAAAGCTATCGAAAAGATTAAAATAATCCTAAGTCAACATTAATGTCTGACTTCGTAGACCACTTCAAAATCCTCACAATCGTAAAACATCTGCGGTGTAAGATTTTTCCTTTTCTTGATTAATGCTTCAAAGTTAGCGAAACTTGTGTAGTAATCCGGATCGGCCATCAAGGCCGTTCTTACAAGCTCAACGCAACTCAAAGCATTGTCATTCTTCAGGTCAAAAAGATTATCATAGGGTTTGCCTACTTCAGACTTTGCCTTATCTAAAATTGCTGTCCAATCATCTATCGACATACTGCGTGGCTTGAGCAACGCAACGGAATTGCAATCAAAAACTTTGGCAAAAGGTGTGTATTCAACACCAAGGCCAATTGCTTCTACAATTCTAAAATCTTCATCAGAAGTAACTTCATCTTCTGCATTCATAAATGCGTGAGACCAGTAACTCCATTTACCAGATAAGACAAAATTGGCAAAGGAAATCATATAGGTCGATAGGTGATTATTACGCCTCGAAAGCATAATGTAATAATTACCTTTCAACCTTTGTCTGATTTTATCTTGCTCTTCGGCAGTTAGGGTGTTCTTGGCTTTCCAGTGGATCTTACCGAGTGCTTCTACTGATTCGACCCAAATTCTTTGAAAGATATTCATATATTATTCTCCGTAACCCTTTGGCCAACCAGAGGCCCAGTCAAAGCTGCCGGGATCGGCACTAACCAACATAGCCTGCCTTTTCTGTTCTGCGATCGAGTGTATTGTCATATCCGACGCGATAGCTGCTTGGAAAATCTGTCCCGCAAGTGTCGGAGTCATTAACACAAATTCTCCCGACATTGTTTTCCACATAATGTTTTGAGGAAGGTTAGCGCCAATCATCACAAGTCCGAGTTGTTGTGTTCTTGAATAGGTATCGGAATGGTACCAATAATTACCAACCTTGTATCCCAACTCTGTTTTTCTGCGGTCACGCTCATCCTTAATTTTTAACCACATGTCTTCCTTAATCTGTGCTGCAATCCATGTGTTAAGTTCCTCAATTGTAGGTAACGGATCACCACCCTGGTATACGATATTCTCATAAACAGATGGATCGCCGAAACATTGACATTGAACTCCGGGATATGCCCGGCCAATTGCCTCCATGTATGTATAAGAAATGGTCATAGGATCTCCATTATTGTATATTCAGTCACCGATGCACCACCTAATGTAGCACCTGAAGTTTGATTAACATAAGCTGTGCCAGTACCATTGGTACCAGTTCTTGCAGAAAATGTGATTGCTGTAGTAGCGCCAGGCGAATACACTACCTGCAATGTTGTGCTTGTTCCTGCCATTGCTGTACCAAGTGCTGTAGTAGCACCAATAGATGAAACAATAGAACCGATGTTGGTTGTACCCGCAAAAACCGATGTGATAAATGTTCTACCAACTGTTGCATGAGATAGGGTTACAGAAAAGGTAATAACAATCCTCGATGTCGAATATACTGGTGTAAACGCCTGAGTCCAGATTTGAAAACCTTCAGAACTTGTAGGAGCTGTGTTGTCTAATACTGTTTGGGTTGTACCAGAAGTGGCTGCAATAGTGCCAGTTACCATCTGAACAACTTTACCGGTTGCCGGAAGCCATGTTGTTCCGTTATAAACTTCGGGAAAATTCAGTGTTGTATTGTATCTTAAATCGGCGGCGGCTGGGCTTGCTGGCCTGTCGGCAGTTGCTCCGCTCGGTATTCTAATTTTCTGTAATCCAGGAATTACTGGGTCAGTTGCTAGACCAACTGCAAAAGAGGGAACTGCGCCGGTAACCGCAGTTTGATTAGCTACCCCTGTGACACCAGTCACACCGGTTGCAGCAGTTAGAACTAAACTACCGTTAACATCAGGTGTATCTGAAAATGAATCTGCGCCTAAAATATTTGCCATTTATTGAACCATCCTTAAATTCGAACTTGCTACGGTACCAGCATAAGTGTATGTAATTGCTGTTCCTGCACCAGTATTTAATAAAGTATTTCCATTACCTGAAGTATCTACTACACCAGTTACTGTAGCACCAGTTACTCCTTCATCGAAATCGTACGATGCAAGTAATCCATAGTCAATTCCATGTCTATTTCCAAAAGACTGATATATCGTTGCTATCTCCGGCTGAGTTAATGTTCTACCAAAATAGAGATATGTGTCAACTTGATACGTTCCAGTTTCATTTGCAGTTCCGGAAGGTGGATATCCATTGATATAGACCTGTGTAAATGTCCCCGGGTTTTGAATTGTAGTACCTGTTGCCAATAAAGTATCATTTCTATAAACTCGATGATTAGTTCCATCGTATGTATAGGTAATCAATACCCAGGTATTGTTATATGGAGTCATCGCGCCGGCTGCACTAGCAACCATAGTTAATCCACCATAAGTCCAACAGTTCACGCCACCCACATTTGCTGCTGTTGTTCCGATTTGTAAACCGGTTGTAGGAGTTACAACTAATGATCCATTATACATTCCAACGAAACTAAATGTAGTGCCGCCATTCCATACGGCATTTATCCAAACAGAAATTGAATATGAATCAGTTGCTGCACCAAAATTGGTACTTACTGAATATAGATGTCTATCAGTCGCAGCAGTCATTTGAATTGCCATTATGCAAACTCCACGGTTAATTCAGCCATTAAGAAGTTTGCCGCCAAGTTGGTTCCGGTAACACCAGTAACTCTGCGCGTCATTTCAACCTGATACAAATTGCCTGCAACTAAACCAAAGGTCGACAAGGAAATCGACTGACTCGAATACTGGAAGTTAGCATTTGTCGGAATTGAAATATTTGCCAATTCTTGTGCTGCTGTCCAAGCACCTACCGCACCGTTATTTGGTAATAGTCTAAAATACATTCTTGGCTGA